TGCAGGAAGAGGTGGTTCTGCAAGAGGTAGTGGTTCTTCTTCTCCAGCAGGTGGTTCAATATCTCAACCTCCAGCATTTAATGTAGTTGGTGCAAGCGGAACTAATCAATTAGCAGAAGCAATAGGTGGACAATCACAAGAACCTGTTAAAGCATATGTTGTAGCAAATGACGTAAGTACTGCACAAAGTATGGATAGAAATATTGTTGAGGGTGCATCAATATAAAAATGTAAAATATTAATATAAAATTATTATATAATTATGAAAATGATTGAACTTATTTTAGATGATGAAGAAGCAATAGGGGTTGAAGCGATATCTGTTGTAGAAAACCCTGCTATTGAAAGCGACTTTATTGCTCTTAAAACACAAGAAATAAAACTTGCTGAAATAGATAAAGAGAAACGTTTATTAATGGGTGCTTTATTAATACCAAAAAAGCCTATATATAGACGTAATGGAGATGATGAGTATTACATATTCTTTTCAGAAGATACTGTCTTAAAAGCATCTCAAATGTATTTACAGAATGGTAATCAATCACAATCTACATTAGAACACGATAAACAACTACAAGGTTTAACATTAGTAGAAAGTTGGATAGTTGAAGATAAACAAAAAGATAAAACCGCTTTATATGGTTTAGATGTACCTGTTGGAACTTGGATGGGTAGTGTAAAAGTTAATAACGAAGAGATTTGGAATGACTATGTAAAGACAGGTAAGGTTAAAGGCTTTTCGATTGAAGGGTATTTTGCTGATAAAATGGAAAGACCTAAAGAAAAAATAGAAGAAAACTTATCTAAAGACGAAGATATTTTAAAAGAACTAATAAATATACTTAAAAATGAGTAGGGCAAAGTATTGTAAATGTAAGAATACTTACACTATAAAAGAATGTGATAAAAAACAATGTAAAGCACCTGAATATTGGAAACAAGGAATAGGTAGTATTTATAAGAATGACAACGAAAATGCAAATTAATTAATTAAATCAATTATATAAATATGAACACAAAAGAAACACTAAACAAGGTTCGTACTTTACTCGGAATTGAGGTAAAGTTAGAGCAAATGAAACTTGATAATGGTGCGGTATTAGAAGCTGAAGTATTTGAGGCTGGTGCAGAAATCTTTGTCGTTGCAGATGAAGAAAGAGTTGCAGTTCCAGTTGGAGAATACAAAACAGAAGATGGTATGGTAATCGTTATCGAAGACGAAGGTATTATTGGAGAAATCAAAGAAGCTGAATCTGAAGAAGAGGAAGCACCTGTTCAAGAAGAAGAGGTTGAGGTTGAAGATGTAGTAGAAGAAGAAATGTCTAAAGAAACTGCATCACCTAAAAAAATCGTTAAGTCAATTAGCGAAGAAATGTTTTTCTCTGAAATTGAAAAATTAAGAAATGAAATCAACGAATTAAAACTTGCTAAACAAGAAGTAAAAGAAGTTGAAGAAGTTTCTGTTGAATTATCATCTGATGAGGTTGATGTAATCAATCATAATCCAGAAAACAAAACAAGTGAAAAAGAGTTACACCTTTACTCTCAAAAAGGTAAGAACAACGTATTAAACAATATTTTTAAACAAATAAATAAATAAAAATGGCAACAACTACAAGTATTACAACTACTTACGCTGGTGAATTTGCTGGTAAATATGTATCAGCGGCTTTATTGAGCGGAAACACAATTGCAAATGGATTAATCGAGGTTAAACCAAATGTAAAATTTAAAGAAGTATTAAAAAGAGTCGCTTTAGACGGAATTACTGCAAACGCATCTTGTGATTTCTCTGACACTTCAACAGTTACTTTAACAGAAAAAATAATTGAGCCTAAACAATTACAAGTAAACCTTGAATTGTGTAAAACTCCATTTGAGTCAGATTGGGAAGCGGTATCTATGGGGTATTCATCTCACGATAACTTACCAGCTACTTTTTCTGATTTCTTTATCGGACACATCGCTGCTAAAGTTGCAGAGAAAACTGAACAAGATATTTGGAGTGGAACTGCTGGTGCTGGTGCATTTGATGGTTTTGCTACTTTATTAGCTGCTGATGCTGACTTACCTGCTGGACAAGAAGTTGCTGGGACTACTGTAACTGCTGCTAACGTAGTAGCTGAATTAGGGAAAGTTGTAGATGCAATTCCTTCTGCTTTATATGGTAACGAAGATTTATATATCTATGTTTCTCAAAATGTATGGAGAGCATATAAGCGTTCTTTAGGCGGATTCCAAGCTAACGGAGTTGGTGCTAACGGATTTATGGCTCAAGGTAACAATCAAGACATTGATATTCAGTATTTTGATGGTGTTAAAGTTGTTGTAGCTAACGGATTAGCTGATGACACTATGATTGCTACTTTAAAATCTAACTTATATTTCGGAACTGGACTTTTATCAGACCACAACGAAGTTAAAGTTTTAGATATGGCAGATATCGATGGTTCAAAAAATGTAAGATTTATTATGAGATATTCAGCAGGTGTTCAATATGCAGTTGTTGAAGATATCGTAACTTACGGAATCACAAACTCAGCTAACTAAAAATTAGCTTTTAAATAAATACAAAGGGTAGGTAGATAATATCTACTTGCCCTTTTTTAATTAACACTAAAAAAAATATAATAATATGGCTTGTTTACTAACATCTGGAAGAGCATTACCTTGTAAGAGTTCTGTTGGTGGTTTAAAAGCAGTTTATTTTGCAGATTATGGTACATTGGGAGATGCTACTATTGTTGGCGGAGAAATAACTGGTTTAAGCGGAACACCAGATTTTTTTAAATTCGATATCAAAGGAAATTCGTCTTTAGAAACAACAATCAATAGTTCAAGAGAAAACGGAACTACATTTTACACACAAACATTAAACTTGACTTTAACTACTTTAGATAAAGCTACACAAGAAGAAATTAAATTACTAGCTGCTTCAAGACCTCACGTTGCGATTGAAGATTACAATGGTAATTTCTTTTTAGTAGGTTTAGAACACGGAGCGGAAGTTACAGGAGGTACAATTGTATCTGGTGCTGCTATGGGAGATTTAAGTGGATTTACTTTAACAATGGAAGGACAAGAAACTGCTCCTGCTTATTTTGTTACTGCTTCTGAAATTACATCAAACGCTAGTGCTACTCAAATAGACCCTAACGCATAGGTTCTTTTAATTTTAAAATTTAATAATTGAAGAGGGCAGTCTTAATTGATTGCCCTTTTTTTATATATAAACAATAAAAATACAATATTTTGTTATTATATATATATGAAGCATTTGTTACCGACAACAGACCAACAAACTATTAAAATTATACCTAGAGTATATAGTACAGATGTTACAATTATTTTAAGGGATGATAGTTCAAATACCGAAGCTACTTTAACACCTGTATCTGTTGTAAATAAAAACTATATCGAATTAACAACTATTTTTGATTTAAAAGAAGGTAGGTTTTATGATTTAAAAGTAATTGATAATAATACTTCTAATATAATTTATAGAGATAAGATATTTTGTACCTCACAATCAACAAGTCAATTAAATAACGAATACTATTCTGTAAACAAAAACGAATATGTTTCTAAAAGTGCTAATAACGATTTTATAATATTATGAGTAAACATATAAATAAATACAGAAAGCCAACACAAACAAAAAAGAACAACTCTAGTATTAGTTTTGTTAATTTAAGCACATATACAAGTCCTAGAATTGTAGAGGATAAAAATAAAGAGTGGGTTGGTTTTGGGGATGATAATAATTACTTTCAATATTTAATTGATAGATACAATGGTAGCGCTACAAATGGTGCTATTATAAACGCAATGTCTTCAATGATATTTGGTAGAGGTTTAGATGCAACAGATAGCTCAAGAAAGCCAGAACAATATGCAATGATGATTTCATTGCTAAAAAAAGAAACTTTAAGGAGGGCTATATACGATTTAAAACTAACTAGCCAATGTGCTTTACAAATTGCTTATAGTAAAGACAAAAAGAAAATAGTAAGAGTAGAACACTTACCAATTGAAACATTAAGAGCAGAAAAATGTGGAGAGAACGATAAAGAGGTTCAAGCGTATTATTATCACCCAAATTGGGCTGATTTAAAACCTAGCGACAAACCAAAAAGAATACCTGCTTTTGGTGTTTCTAAAGTTCCTCAAAACATTGAAATACTTTACGTTAAACCTTACAAAGCAGGAATGTACTATTATAGTACTCCAGATTATCAAGGAGGATTACAATATGCTGAACTAGAAGAAGAGGTTTCTAACTATCACATCAATAACATACAAAACGGACTTGCTCCGAGTATGTTAATCAATATGAATAATGGTGTGCCAGATGAAGAGAAACAAACTCTTATTGAAAGTAAAATAAAAAACAAATTTGCTGGTAGTTCAAATAGCGGTAAGTTTATTTTAGCATTTAACGATAATAAAGAAAGTGCTGCTGATATTACACCAGTTCAATTATCTGATGCTCATAATCAATACCAATTTTTAAGTGAAGAATCACAAAAGAAAATAATGGTATCTCACAGAGTTGTATCTCCTATGTTATTAGGTATTAAAGATTCAACAGGATTAGGTAATAATGCAGATGAATTAAAAACTGCTTCTGTATTAATGGACAACACAGTTATAAGACCTTTTCAAGACCTTATGATTGATGCTCTTAATAGAATTTTATCTTTTAATGGTATATCACTAAACTTATATTTTAAGACCTTACAACCTTTAGAATTTACTGATTTAGATAATGTAAAAGACGAAGAAACAAGAGAAGAGGAAACTGGTATTAAAATGTCTAAAATGTTTTCTGAATTAGAAGACTTTGGAGAAGATGAGGATTTAGAAAATTGGGAACTAATTGATGAAAGAAAGGTTGATTACGATACGGAAGAAGAATTAGATAATCAAATAAAAGACCTTAATTCTAAAAAGGAAAGTTTACTATCTAAAATATGGAACTTTGCTACAACTGGAGTTGCAAGACCAAACTCAAAGAGTGAACAAGATGGAGAGAATGAAGAAGGCGTTAAGTTTAAAGTTCGTTATCAATATGCACCATTAAGAGCAAGTTCTAATAGTAGAGAATTTTGTAGGAAAATGGTAAGCGCTAAAAAGATATATCGAAAAGAAGATATACAAGCAATGAGTCAAAGAGCAGTTAATGCAGGATGGGGTTTAAATGGCGCTGATACTTATGATATTTGGCTTTATAAAGGCGGAGGTGACTGCCATCATTTTTGGATGCGTAAAACGTATATGGCTAAAGGAACAAAAGTTAAGCCAGATGTAGGAAATCCAAAAGCAGAGGTAAGTGTAAACAAGGCTAGAAAAGAAGGTTTTAAACCAGAAGTAAATCCAAAAGAGGTTGCTCAAAGACCCACAGATATGCCTAATAATGGATTTGTAAATAAAAAGAGATAGATGAAAGCACTATTTATAAGTAGAACAGATTTAGTAAAGAATAGTATTCTTGATGGAAATTTAGATGGAGATAAGTTCATTCAGTTCATCTCTATTGCGCAAGATATACATATACAAAACTATTTAGGAACAAGGTTATATGAACGCATTGAAAACGATATTATTAACGACACATTAACTGGAGATTATTTAAAGTTAGTTACTGAATACATACAACCTATGTTGATACATTATGCAATGGTTGATTATTTACCATTTGCAGCATATCAAGTTAAAAACGGAGGTGTATTTAAACATAATTCTGAAAATGCAGAAACAGTAAGTAAAGATGAGGTTGATTTCTTAATACAAAAAGAAAGAGATTTTGCAGAGTATTATACGAGAAGGTTTGTGGATTACATTTGTTTTGACAATACAAAGTTTCCAGAATATACTGAAAATCAAGAATCAGATGTTTATCCAGATAAAGATGTAGATAGTTCAAATTGGGTATTATAATGAAAAAAACTTACAAACCAAAACAAGGGAATATTGTTAAGCTAGAAAAATACTTAACTAAAAAAGAAAAAAAATAAATGGCAAACGAAAGTTATAGAGTTAGTTGGTGGGGAATTGGTGTTTACAATGCAATATCTTGGGGATTAACTTACTTATTAGATAGTTTAAGTAATAGTTACTACACATATAAAGATAGAGTAATTGCAGATGGCGGAACGTTTGAAAATAGTATGTGTTTAATGAAAGAAACAAGAAAATTTAATTAATATGGCAGTAAAACCAAAATTAGCGTTAATACCCAGCGGATATAAAGCAAGTAAAGTATATTCAGTTTTACCAAGTGATGGAGTTGGCGACTTTGACTTTTCAAGAAGTGGGAATGCTACAAGAGTAAATTCAGAGGGTTTAATAGAAACAGTTTCAAATTACGTTCCAAGACTTAACTATCCTTTAATTGATGGTGTTGTAAGTGGTTGTCCGAGTTTGTTGTTGGAGAATAGTGCAACAAATTTAGTGCAGTATTCAGAAGATTTAAGTAATGCTGATTGGATAAAATCAAATTCAACTGTTTTAGCTAATCAAGTTATTTCTCCTGATGGGACACAGAATGCTGATAAATTAGTTACTAATAATGGAGTAGGTAACGGACAAATAACAGATAATTTTTCAAAATCTGCAAGTGAAATTACTTACACAAGTTCAATATTTGTCAAGAAAGCTGAATGGGATAGAATAGGTTTATATATATCAGATGCATCAACTTTCAATAATAGAGGTCAAGCATTTTTTAATTTAGATGGTACTTTAGGAACAGTAGCAGCAACAGGAACTTTTACAAATGCAAGTAGTAACATTGAAGAATATCCTAATGATTGGTATAGAGTTTTTCTAACTGTAACAGTACCTTCAACTACAACAACAATAGTATTAAGATATTATAGTTTAGATAATACCGAAACAAATGGAGATGGAACAAGTGGCATTTATATTTGGGGCGCACAATTAGAAGCAGGTTCTTATCCTACTTCGTACATACCAACTTCAGGTTCTCAAACCACTCGTTCAGCAGAAACTTGTAACAATTCAGGAGATGCAAATACTTTTAATGATAGTGAGGGTGTTTTGATGGCAGAAACAAGTGCATTAGTTAATGATGCTTCAGATAGAAGATTTGGAGTTTCAGATGGAAGTCCAAATAACAGGTTGTTTTTTAGATATAATACAAGTTCTATAAATTTCGTTTTAGTTTCAGGAAATTTAACACAAGTAGCTACTCAAGTTTCTGTTTCAGATACTTTAACTTTTAATAAAATAGCTTTTCTATATAGAGAAAATCAATATATAGGTTATATAAACGGAATTAAATATACGCTACAAAATATAGCTTCAGGTTTAATCCCTGTAGGTTTAAGTGAATTAGCTTTTGATGCAGGAGATGGTTCTAAAGACTTCTACGGAAACACAAAACAATTACAATACTTTCCTACTGCATTAAACGATAGCGATTTAGAAACATTAACAAGTTGGACTTCATTTAACGAAATGGCAGAAAGTCAATTATATTCTGTATATTAGTATTATGGAAAATTGGAAAGATATAAAAGGTTACGAAGGTCATTATCAAGTTAGTGATTTAGGTAGAGTTAGAAGTTTAAAACTTAATATACAAAAAATACTATCTAATAGAAAAGCAGGTAGGTATCATAAAATCACACTATGTAAAAATGGATTAACTAAAGACAAATATATTCACATATTGGTTGCTGAAACATTTCTTAATTATAAAGGTGGGGATAGGTCTATTGTAGTAGACCATATTAACAATGATAGATATGACAATACATTAAAAAACCTTCAAGTTATAACACAAAGAGAAAATATAAGTAAAAATTGTAATGGTAGTTCTAAATTTTATGGTGTTAGAAAAGGGTATAAAAATAAATGGTATAGTCAAATAAGAGTTGGAAATAAATCAACTCATTTAGGTTCGTTTGATACAGAGGAAAGAGCCTCAATAGCGTACAACTTTGCTTTAACACAATTAGATAAACTAAAAGAATATAATTTAACAAGATAAATATGAGCGCAACATTAAAATTAGGAACAGATGGTAATTGGGCTGCGAAGAAAGGTAGTGTATTGTCTTACAATGATGAGAATGGAAACTTTAAACCTTTGCCTTTTACATTCGATAGAAGTACAAGTGCTACAAGAGTAAATAAACAAGGTTTAATAGAAGTAGTTAGTAATAACGAACCAAGAATAGACTTTTTAAATGATAGTAAAGGTGCGTTGTTGTTAGAGCCGAGTAGGAGTAATTATGTATTATATTCTGAAACAGAGGGTATCGTTAAGGGTTCAAATGGTTGGGGTGGAGATGCAGACACTATTGTAACTCAAAATTACGGAACTGCTCCATATAATGGCAATAAATTAAAGTCTACAAGAGTACAATTTGGAGGTTCAAATAAACAATTAAGAAATGTATTTTCTGCTTTAACAATGATACCAACTTGTTCTATATGGATTAAAGGTATTTCAGGAGAAACTATAAAGTTTGGTAGTAATTCTAATGAGGGTGTTTTTACATTAAATGGAGATTGGCAATATATAACTCAAACAGGAAGTTCTATATCTACTGATAGATTAGTAATAAATACATATTCAGGTACAACTGCAAGAGATATTGAAATATACGCACCACAATTAGAACAAGGAAGCTACGCAACTTCATACATACCAACGCAAGGAAGTATTGGAACGAGAGTGGATGATGCAGCACCAAATAAATTAGATTTAACTCCTTTAAATATAGGCAATTCTTATACTTTATTTTTAGATGTTGATTTAACCAATATTGATAGTAACAAAATATTTAGTTCTATTAATAATAGTAGCAATAGTTTGTCTTTTACTTTAAGAAACTTTTTAGGAGGTATAAGAGTATTTAATAATTTAGATGCAAGTTACCCAATTAACACTACTATTGTAAGTAGTAATAATAAATTTGTAATCAAAGTAGATGGTAATTCTTATAAAATATTTGGTAAAGGTTCAAGTTTAAGTGGAACATTAACAACACAAAGAGATTTAGGTTTTATTAATTTTTATGGGGATAATACTGAATTAAAAATAAAAAATTTTACAATAGACAATACTGATTTAAGTGATGCAGAATGTGAAACATTAGTAAATTAACAAAAATATAAGAGTAACAATTACACCTATGATAAAAACAAGAGTAAATCTTTACATAAGAAATACAATAAGATAAGAAAATTAAAAAAACTATACAGATAATATAATAACCAATAGTTATAACTAAAAGTGATTAAAATATAAAATTATGATAAGAATTGCCAAATATGAATTCGATAGCAAAGAACAAGCAGAAACTAAAATAAAAGCATTAGGAACTGCAACAGATGAAAATGGTAACGAATACCCAACGCATAAACATACAATAGTACATTTAGGTAATATTGTATTACAACAAGGAGAGTACGATGAAGATGGTAACGAAACAGTTGCACCAGTACTATCTGATAAATGGCACGTTGATGTTTTATGGAAAGATTTAGAATCTGATGAAGATGGTACTATTGACCATCCTTATGGCTGGAAGTCTTATTCAGTAGATATTGACGGCGATGGTGTTCACTCATTTTTAGGATTAAGCTACAACGCGCATAAATTCTAATATGGATATGCAGGATATAAAAATAGCGTTTATTAATTTTTTGACTTTTACAATTAGTTTTAGTAATGTAGAGCAATGGCTTAAATTAACGCTATTGATTGTATCTATTATTTATACTATTCAGAAGATTATTGAAATGAAAAATAAAAATGACTAAATATTTTAAAGAAATAGATGATGGAAATATGGATAGCAATTTCTTAAAGTTATTAGATGAGGCAAGAGAAGTTGCAGAAATTCCGTTTGTAATCAATTCAGCATATAGAACTCCAGAACATAATGCAAAGATTGGGGGTAGTCTTAATTCAAGTCATTTGAAAGGTTTAGCGGTAGACATTAGTGTTACTAATAGTACACAACGTTTTATTGTCTTAAATGCTCTTATTTCAGTTGGCTTTACAAGAATAGGAATATCGGATACATTTATTCACGTTGATTTAGACAAAGATAAATCACAACAGGTTATTTGGACTTATTAAAATAATACTATGAATGACAATCCTAAATTAAGAAAAAACGGAGGAGAAGGCACTTTTTTTGGTAACTTATGGAGAAGTATTGTAAAGAACAATATTCCTTTAGGCGAAACAATTGTTGATGCTATTGACAAAAAAGATGTTGGCAAAATATTTGAATCTATTAATAATGATGGTCAATTAACAGAAGAACAAAAAGAAATATTATTAGCTAACCTAAAGCAAGATGTTACTGAAATGGAAGAAGTAACAAAACGTTGGCAGTCTGATATGTTATCTGATAGTTGGTGGAGTAAGAATATAAGACCTTTAAGCCTTGCTTTTTTAACTTTAGCATTATTCCTATATATTATATTAGATAGTGCAATAGAAGGCTTTAAAATAAACGAAGCGTGGATAGATTTATTATCTTCTTTATTATTATTGGTCTATGGAGGTTATTATGGGGCAAGAGCAGTTGAAAAGGTAACTAAAATAAAAAATAATTAACTTTTCACTTTTTTATTTAAAAAATAATATATAACTTTACAATTTATTATTAAAGTAATTAATTAGAAAATAATATTAATAAAAATAATATTAAAAATAATTAAATACATATAAGTATTAAAATTAAATATTAAAATAATAATATAAGATATCTGGGATCTATTCAATATAAAAAAAGTTAACAACTTTAATAACTTTTTAACTGTCATTTATAAGTATAGTATTATATTTGATTATATTTAACACAAGAAAAGTTTTTTTCTATTTTCTATTATTTAATATTTGTCATTGTTTTTAAAGGAGAGGTGTAAAAACCTTTCCTTTTTTGTTTAAAAATAATTTTAACATTTTTTTAACTTCTTAATTCAAATAAACAACATATATTTGTATGGTAATTAAAAAACAAAACATTATGAGTAAAATTAATTCAGAGGCTTGGGAAAAGCTAAAAAAACAAATAGAATACTATTGGGAGCAAGATAGTA